ACGGTTTTCGCGTTGATCGCGCCTTCCATACCTTTAACGATCAGGTCTGCGGCTTCGAACCATTCCATATGACGCAGCAATACATTAAAGATTCATACTTAACCTAATGAATTATATGCATATATTGTTATTACTCATTGCTAAAATTGCTTTTCCGAGGCATTTATAACTGATTGATCATCAATGACATCACACTAGTTTTGGGGAAAGAATTCCCATCACATACAAATACATTAACAGTTAAAAGTTTGCGTAGCTCCTTCCAGAATCGTCATCGCCTTGTTTCCATTTGCTGTCGGTTCGCACATCATGTCCCTGCCATAAATCAAATATTTTACGGTGCGCACCAATTTTTCTCCCTGCCCTATACTTTCAGTCTGACTGGCTGGAGGTTTCTATGTGTGGACGCTTTTCACAATCAATGACCCGCGATGACTATCTGGCTCTGTTGGCTGATGAAGCTGATGGCGACATTCCATACGACCCTGAACCAATTGGCCGGTACAACGTAGCGCCAGGCACAAAAGTTTTGCTGTTGAGCAAACGTGACGAGCAGTTGCATCTCGATCCGGTGTTCTGGGGTTACGCGCCGGGGTGGTGGGACAAACCGCCACTTATAAACGCGCGCGTTGAGACGGCAGCCAGCAGCAGGATGTTCAAACCTCTATGGCAGCATGGCCGGGCTATCTGTTTTGCGGATGGCTGGTTCGAATGGAAGAAGGAAGGCGACAAGAAGCAGCCATATTTCATTCACCGCGCCGACGGCCAGCCGATATTCATGGCAGCGATTGGCAGCACGCCATTCGAACGCGGAGACGACGCAGAAGGTTTCCTGATTGTGACTTCGGCAGCCGATAAAGGGCTGGTCGATATTCACGACCGGCGACCACTGGTTCTCTCACCTGAAGCCGCCAGAGAATGGATGAGGCAGGATATTGGCGGGAAAGAAGCTGAAGAGATAGTGGCTGATGGTGTCGTGCCAGCTGACAAATTTATCTGGCACGCAGTTACGCGCGCCGTGGGCAATGTGAAGAACCAAGGTCCGGAGATGATTGCAGAGGTATAATCACACCGCCACGTCATCTTCTTTAATCCGGTTGATAGTGTGGGTCAGCACACCGTGGACGACGACATCATCCAGCGCCTGACCTTCTATCGACTCGCCATCTTCGGTTATCAAAGCGCCGCCCATAAGCCGTACGAAGTGATTCCGTCCGTCGTATGTCGCCAGGACAACGCCATCAGGTTCCGGTTTCAACGATGTATTTATCACCGCCCAGCCGGAATCTGTTTCGATTAAACGGCAATTTAAATCGACTTCGCAGATTTTGTTGAGTGTAAGCCGATCTTCTTCGTAGTCTGTCGCAGGTGAAGGAAATCCCATCAGAACACCCTCCCCATGTTTCTCAATATCCAGTACCGATTTTCACTGAAGTCCGGTGTCTTGTCGCAGAAGTCAGTCTGGTTACGCTCAATCCACAGGTTGGCTTCCTCATAGCTGAAGTGCCAACTGGCTTTTCTCAGCTCGCGGATAAAGTCATCTGTGTGCAAATACCGGTATCCCTTCTGACTTAGCTGAACTGCGGATACGAAAGCGGCATTGATGTCTGGTTTGCGAGGCATGCTACCCTCCGATTATTTGCTGTATGCATATACAGTATCGTCAATAATCAGAGTCGATCAAGTCTTATTGAGGTGCTAAACTTCACCCCTTTCGGATTTCACTGATTTTAATCAGATTAACCTCACAGGAATAACGGGGCCGCACGATGCTGTTTAGCTCATCAGTATTCATATTTATGTTTTTGCCAGTATCATTTTTTGGATACTTTTTGCTCAACAACCGCAGGTTGATTTCGGCGGGTAAGTGCTGGCTTGTAGCGTGCAGTCTGTTCTTTTATGGATACTGGGATGTAAGCTATTTGCCTTTGCTCCTTGGCTCAATCTTCTTCAACTTTGCGATTGGCGGAGCGGTTTCTCCTTTCACAAAAGGAACCCGCCTGGGGATTTCAAAGGGGATGCTCCTTGGCATTGCCATAACAGTTAATCTTGCATTCCTTGGTTATTATAAGTACACGAATTTCTTCATCGATAACATTAACGACCTTGCTGGTACCGAATTAACATTCAGGAATATAGTTCTTCCATTGGGAATTAGTTTTTATACTTTCACCCAAATAGCATTCCTGGTAGATAGTTTCAGAGGGCAGGCTAAAGAATACGACTTCATAAATTACTCCCTTTTCGTAACATTTTTCCCACATCTGATAGCGGGCCCCATCCTTCATCACAAAGAGATGATGAGCCAGTTCAAATCAAAATGGACCTGGGCGATTCGTTACCGAAATATCTTCATGGGACTTTTCATTTTTAGCATTGGATTGTTTAAAAAAGTCATTATTGCAGACAACTTTGCTATCTATGCTGACGCTGGATTTGCACCTGGGGCACAACATGATTTTCTGAGTTCATGGGCAACTAGTTTATCTTATACATTCCAGTTGTATTTCGACTTTAGCGGCTATTGTGACATGGCAATAGGTGCTGCACTACTTTTCAATATTTGGTTACCACTAAACTTCAACTCTCCATATAAGTCTCTCGATATCCAGGACTTCTGGCGGCGTTGGCATATCACGCTTGGTCGCTACTTACGTGACTATATTTACATCCCACTTGGAGGAAATCGTTGCGCCAACTATAGAGTGTATTTGAACTTATTTATTACCTTCGTGCTAGGTGGACTTTGGCACGGAGCAAGCTGGATGTTTGTGATTTGGGGTGCTATGCATGGCGGGGCTTTAGTTATCCATCGGTGGTGGAAAAAGCGCGGCTATAACATGCCGAAACCTATTGCATGGGTCGTAACATTCTTGTTCGTGAACACTGCTTGGGTATTTTTCAGGGCTCACTCTCTTGAGGATGCGAAGCGCATTTTACACGGCATGATTGATATCAACTCGCTATATTCAATCTCTATTGAGCAGGCTCCGACAAAGATGATCGCCTGGAGCGGCATTCTTGGCGATACATTGGCTCAGCATCTGCCAGTAGGTGTCGTAGAGAACTTTGTATGCCTTGGTTTGATAATTGTCGGGTTTATTATTACGCCCTTTAAAAACTCATATGAAATGACAGTAGCGAAAGGCATGTACGGCTTAAAAACTGTGTGGATGAGCATCCTGTTCATAATCGCAGTTTATGCAACCATTCAGTCAACAAGCGCAGTATTCCTGTACTTTAACTTCTGAGGATTTTGAGATGAAAAAGTACATTCATAACTTCATCATTACTTCCCTTATCGGTCTGTCCATTGTTCCAGTTATAAATATTTATAATGATTTTACTGGCCCAAAAAATATCAACAAAAATGGGATTACCTGGCTTCACCATAGCAATCTCTTCAGTATGGACTTTGCGCTTCCACTTCTTGGTTATGCCTATTATAAAAATGGCGCATCAATTTCCCCAGAAAATACCATTGTTGGAAAAGATGGGTGGCTTTTTTTAGGCGACAGACACGCTTACGTCATGTCTGAATCAAGAGGCATGAAACCGTTCAATCAAGATCGGTTGGACAGATTTGCTGAGGCAAGAGCTAAATGGGATGGATTCGTGAAATCTCAAGGCGGGCTTGGTTACTTTGTCAGCATTGCTCCGAATTCTCATACAATTTATCGCGAGATGATGCCTGACTGGGCATCTAAGTCAAAAGCAAGCCCAAACGTTGAATATTTACTGTCACAGTCAAAAAAGGACAGGACTTTAGCGGACCTTAGCTCATCTATCAAAAGATACAAGAACTCTTCTCACGAGCCTTTATATTACAAAACCGATACACACTGGAACGAATTCGGCGCATGGTATGGCTACCAAGACCTACAAAGAAAAATCAGCGAGACCTTGCCTTCATTGCATTGGCTTAGTCCTGGTGATATCCATTTGTCATTCAGTGAAAAATTAGGGGGAGATTTAAGTCGATTTCTACACATTACCTCGTACATTAAAGACAAGGAAGTTTCAGTCAGGATTAAACGTGAATCGAAGTTGGAAATCACCGATTTTGAAGGCAATCACATTAGAAGTAATGACCTGTCTGATCACCAGGAAAATATGGAAAAGCAACTGATTGTTCATTCTTCAAACGCGCTAAATGACAAGAAAGTTCTATGGTTGAGAGACTCTTTCGGGGTGGCGTTGTATCCGTACATGAACGCGACCTTCTCCACCATCATTCAGCGTCACTACCAAGAGGTCCTGTCTGATCCAAAAAATATGGAAAAACTGATAAAGGAATTCAAGCCAGACCTGGTTATCATCACAACCATTGAGCGTAACTCCGTATCGGGATACTTTGGAAACACCCCCAACTAACATTGAAATGAGTCACTAATGAAGAAAATAGCAATCCTTCTCACTTCATGCATGGCAGCTACAAGTGTGTCTGCAATTGGTGAGACAAAATCATTAAAACTTTCACCTGATTTTTGTGTCTCGGCATTCAGGTCACTTATGTCAAGCAACGCATTGTCTCTTGATATTAAGCCAACAAATTCATCCGATAACGAGGTGGCTGTCATTATGCGTTATCAAAATGGGGAAAACTTTCCGGAGGATTCGGTGGGAAAATGCAAATTGGTAGATGGCAATATTGTCATCTTCCCACCTGAAGTTACTTACAAATACAATCGTTAATCCATCCAGGCACCATAACCTGCGTTAGAACCGTTGCACTCAACCTCCAAAGAGTAATAGGCGGCGACATTAGCTCCAGTTGTAGGGAAGTTGAAACGCAGGTACACCCTTGCTCTGCTGATGGTAGGAAAGCCAGCAGTCTTTGTTTCAGTAGTCGCATTTGGGTCCGACCAGACAACTTGTACAGAAGTTGGTTTTAGCAAGGTGGCCTGCGACTGGAACGGATAAAACAAATCAAAGAATGCATCTCCTCTCGGCAGGGCAATAATTTTCGAAACTCCATTCAGTGTCGTATCGCTTGCCCCATTTGTCTTAAGCTTGGCTTCAAAGGTAAAGGAATCCCATACGTGGTTCCATAGCTGAGCCTGTCTATAAAGCCCTCTGGGGAGTGGGAAATCAACTTGCGCTGGCATCTGTGCAGCTGTAGCAAGTACGGATCCTGAGTTAGCGCGCCCTACTGTTGGTTGCTTGAATAACAACACCTGCTTGTTACCGTTTGTGAAGGCTGCATTTGTCGTGAACACATCTTCATGATCACATGGTTCTAACACAAAATAACAGAGGTTAAGGGCATTTGGGCCTGAGTTATGAATGTACACAGTTTTCCAACCTCTACCAACAAGCGACCCTACCCATGATTTCTTTGCTTCGGATGTTGGCCTTGCTGGTGCTACATAGTTAACTGTCTCGCGAATTTCAGAAGACATATGTTTTGGCTGAATACGGTTGATAGCAGCATACCCATCTACGGTATTCTCAGGTTGCGCCATTGAAATTACCCCCCCCTCCAGATAACCAACTATGAAGACATTTGCCGCTTCACAATCAAGATAAAAAGAGAAAGAGCTTACTGCTCCTGAGGATGCGGGCATTGTCCCGGATTGTCCATTTAAGACAAAGGAGCCGGTGAGATTCATTGACTGAGTAGTATTCTTTCCATACCACCCAATTCCATCCGAACTCCTGCCTGGCTGTTGTGCAGAATATGATGAAATCCCTTTGAACGGCCTTACCCACCCGCCAGCAAGGATGAAAGATGCAACCGCGTCGCCATATTTAGCATATCCAGCCTTGTTGAAATGCACTGCATCAGAATAAACACTGTTATAGGTACAATACTGAATGACGCTGTCACTATCGAAAACAGGGCATCCATATGCCTTAGCCAGAGATCTGACATATTCTGTGTATCTTTGACCACCATCATTTTGTCCAAACTGCTGCGGCGTTGCTGTATGGACAACAACACCACATCCCCAGTCAATGTAACGCCGAATTAATCGCTCATAATAATCACAATATTGTTCGAAGGTTTCGCCATCTACACCAGTAGCATCATTGATTCCCAACATTAAATGGCAGATATTGGCATTAGGATTTGTGGTCCACCTAGTCCAACTTCTCATCACTGTATCGCCAGACCAACCCCTGTTGATTACAGAGACACTGGCTTGCGTAAGGAAGTTTAAACGCACTTCAAGTCGTCCTGGGTATTGTATGGGGGCAATAGTTTGGGGGTTACCATTTGGAGCTGTGATTTTGTCTGAGCTTGTCGTATCCTGCCCAGCTGTAATGCTGTCACCAACACAAACAATTTTTAACGCTGATCCTGAGCGAATAAGATTGTTGGCAATGCCTAAGTAGCGGGCATTTTTTGCAAGATAAAGAGCTTGAGTTGTCTTATCATCGAGATCGTTAATTTTTAATGCAACTGTTGATCCTTCATGCCCAATCATTGTAGAACCAGTAGATGTAGCTAATTCCTTACGCAGCACATCGCTGACATCTACGGGCTGCCATGCTCCTTTAGAAATACCGCCGGTTGATCCCGGAGTTGAACCGGAAGGAACTGTTTTTGGAAGACTTCCTAAGTTATCCCAGCGATACCATAGCTCGTCAGTTTCATCCTGAAGTAAATCATTCGGATTATTTAGCGTTCCACCAGCCTGGAATGTTCCTACTGGATTCCAGCCTATTGCCATTATTGCCTGAAGCGCTTTCTGTTCGATTCCGTGCCAGGTGATTCGAATATTACCGAGACGGTCAGGCCATGTTTCATTCTGTTGATCCGTGGAGAGATGATCAAAATTCTGGGCATTATCATACAAATCTCGTGGATCTGTAGAACCAAGAGGATTGTTAGTGGCGTAAGTGGTCATGCATGCTCCGGGCGTAAAAAACCCGCCGTAGCGGGTTTGATATTAATTTCCGTTAAACAACATCACCTGGATAAGTGGCGTTGTCATATTGGTATTTGGCGGGGTTGTATTGAATAGCAGTTACATCATTTGTCCCGTCGCTACCAGGGGATATTTCACCTATGAGAGCGTCATAGCCTACTCTGTTCGACGAGCAAAACATAAGACGCGGTGGCTCGATGTTTGGATCATCCATTATCCATGAATCAGGTGATATCGATGATGAAAGTGGTACGGTGATTGTGAATTCATCAACCCTTGTAGGAGTAAGCAATGCTGAGGCCGAACCCTCCTGATCACGTATAACGACGCGAGGGTTAGGGAACGACCAGTCCGGTGGCTCACTCAGCGACAGAGTTATCTTTGTCGAGTCGTAACTCATTGCGGTGATCAGGCAGCTCAGTGTTTGATTTCCGGGAATATCATCAGCAAAGATAATCCTGTCCATAAACTCGTAACAGAGCGCATCCATCTCAGTAGACGTTTCATAAGAAAGACGCTGCAACTGGTACCCGAGTAAACGTCGCATCCCTATTCGCCAGGCGCGATCCTGAGTAACCACACCATCAAGGGAATAATTTTCAACTTTTACAGGTGTTGGCACGCCGGTTAACCTGCACTGAACAGTTTCCTCTGCCCAGGTAATGTCACTGATATAGGTGACATCCACGCCATCATAGTCATCGTCATTAGGTGACTTGAAAGATGTTGTCAGATTAGTGGTAGTTTCCTGCGGCGTAATCATTCCAGTCCATGGCTTAGTCCCTTCTCTGCCAACTGAAGCCATGCCGTCTGAAAGCAGAAAATATCCCATGCCAGCATTTGTAATTGTCTTCAACATATCCAGTGCAGACATACTGTCAGATGTTGAGAAATCGAAGGTTTCTCCACGTGGAGTCCAGTATGTGTTTTCCAGCGCATCTATTGCTTCACTGTCTATCTCATTGTCAGAATAACCCAACGATTTAAGTACATGATATAGGGCGCCACTTATGCTTCTTGAAGTATTTCCATCGTATTGCCTCGTTGGTGTCACATTTACCCTGCGATCAGACTGCGCACCAAGACGGTTCCCCGTTCTGATACTCAAGGCAATAGTGGTAATGTCCGAGTAACTGGAAGGTCTCTTGGCTAGTCTGGACCGCAGTGCCTGCCAATAAACCTGATCCCTGGTTGAACCGCCCCCTGGTGGGTCCTTTCTTCTCATCCTGATTTCATACTGGCCAACTGCAACATTAATTACACGTGTAAAACCTATCTGGTCTTCCGTATTGCGGGTATAGCTCAGCTCAAGAGATGTCCAGTTTGTTGCTCCGGCAATACGATACTGAATATACAGCACAACGGTTTGTGATTTTTTCTTCCCTTTGCTGTTGTACCTTGCAAGACCGTTCTGGAAGTTCAGATTCACCTCAATGCAGTTTGTGGTTTCACCATCAGGACAGGATAAGAATGGGCCTACCCAGTCATAATCGTCATTTACGCCAGTAACTGAGCCATCAAGCATTGTGCGCTGAATAAATCCAGGCCAGGTGGGATCAGGTGTTATAATGCTGGCCCCAGATGAGTCCTGCGTAACCGTGACGCGTCTTACCGTAATGGTAAAAGCATCAATCGCTGTTATCTGGTAACTCATGTCGGTTGGATACAGTGACAACCTTTGTGAGCCCAATGGAATGCCAGCAAACTTCATTCCTGTTGCAGAGTCATAGGCCAGCCTCAGACTGGCAGGAACCGCAGCAGTACCGCCCGTTGATTTAACGCCGGTAACATCGACAGGGGCGCTACCAAAAACGCTAACTGGCAGAGAACTATGAGTTATTGCACCACCGGCATAAGGGCTGCTGATTTCATCAATAACGACTCGGCCTGAACTATCTCTGGCTCTGAGGCCAGAACTGGTAAGCTGGCTTGTTATAGCATTCACCAATCCGCTCATAGTCACGTAATTCGATATCAGAGAAATGGTTCTGGTGACAGTTTGCCATGTCAGCGTAAACGTCTGCGGCACAACGCTGAAATCATACGTGGTTGGTGATGCACTGGCCGTGATACTGGCTGTACTTCCCCCCACACCAGGAACAGCAGGAACCGGTGCAGTATAGGCCGCAACAAACAAATCGTACTGGTCGTTATTAATTTCCAGCGACATAGCCATACCAACAACCGGGGCCATTTCAGAGACAGAGCCATATATAACGCTGTACCCGTTATTAAGATCGATAGAGTAAGTATCGGGGGCCTCAATATCTATTACAGTACCAACTACCCATGACGGGGGGATTTCTGTGGAATCGTCACTCGATGAAGAACCAATCAGAGTAACGGTATTTCCATTTACCAGCAGTGCGTCAGCCACAACACTAACCGTCTGAGGACCGCTCGATCCGAGGTCAAGCCCAGCGGTGCCGGAAGTTGTATTTCCTACCTCTGGTGAGTTAAACCAGTTTTCGGTCCGGTTATCGGCGGAAACATCAGCTCCTGGTGGATAAATGACATAACTGACATCATCACCAAAAGCAGAGATTGGCGTGTTTCCTATGCGAATTTCAGACGCGGGTAAAGTGAAAACTCCAACGCCAATAGTGAGAAACATGCTAGTTATAAGGTCTTTTTCATTAACGAACCGGCTTACTGGCTGCACTACATAGTCTGGCCATACGCGATACTTGCCAAAAATTTCACGTATAGGATCGCCAAGTCTAGCTGAGTTTGCTTTCGCCGGGTTGAGTTCAATCTGATCGCCATTCCCCGGCTGACTATATCCTCCAGTCTGCATACTGCTCATCATATAGATGGCATATGCCGCACTCGCAACAGCAACGGCTACTGCGGCCCATGCAACTATTTCCAGACCAGTACCATAAGGGACCGGATAGATTCTGACGTCACTTTCCGTAGTGATGTAGGTTAGTGCCCATTCATCTGAAGGGATAGAGATCCCGTTAATTTCAACAACGACAGGATGAACCAGGTCCTGTGACCAATCCTTTACGTTATCGGAAAACCAGTCGGCAATGGTCATTCCTGCGTGATCATGGGTTTCAAGTGCTTCACCCGGCAGGCGGGAAGGATAGATTCGAATCGTCACTGATAATACTCCACCTTCACAAATCGACGCTCGAAGCGCGCCAGTGGCAGGAAGCTCACATTTGTTTTCGGATTGCATTCTGCGGCATAAAGTACGCCAGCAATTTCAACAACAATGCCAACATGAGTGACGGTGCTCCCAGAGTAACAAGCTATCCCTGCACCAGGCTGAGGAGTGCAACGCCGGAGTTCTGACATCAGGAGACGTGCTTCTCGATCAAGGCCATTGTTATCCTTAGTGACCCCAGCGAATTCAGGCCACAAAGGCATGCCATGGTCTTTTCTGATTTCATTCACGATGCCAAAACAGTCAAGTTCAGGAAAAACGCGCCCGCCCTTCAGCCAGATGACTGAACGGTATTTTTCAGGATCGAACATGAGATAGTCCTTACGTCAGATAACGAAGACCAGGGAAATTTGGAAGTGTGTATCGGTACCGAGGCCAGGCAGTATCCAGAATGTTCATATACCCTGCGGTAATCTGAACCACGGTAGCTGTCCATGAACCGTTTTTGATTGCAAGGGTGTAAGGTGGTGCAGCCGGGGCCTCCAGATCTGTTGATATATAGCGACGATAGGTGAGGCTGGCACTACTGAGATTATCCAACGCATTGCGAATAGCTGTGGACACTACTCCATCAATGTTACTTATGGCAAAACGTAGATCCTGCGTACCGTCAGCATTCCGCGCTGGCAACGCAATATCAATCGCGGAACCAATAAAAGTTGCTTTTTTCCCGTTCTCCAGAGTAACTGTAATATCGTCCCAGCCATAAGTCAGCCAGTAGTCCTGCCCGCCAACCGTAATTTGCAGGGTGTCAATAATAACTTCACTTCCGCTGCTGGCGTATAGTCTGTTGAGAATAGTCATGCTTCTGGCCACTCCCTGTTTAATGCGAGGTCAATAATATCCATTCCTGTAATAAACTCGGGAAACTGTCCCCAAGGCGGGGGAAGTAATGGACGTTCCCACAATTCAAGTTCAGCAGTATATTGCCAATAATTACCACCAATAATATTTGGACCCTGATAAATATCAGTAAATCGACATACTTTTGGCGACTCTCCACCGGGTGTTCTTAGATTCATGTTAAACCAAGAAGAACCATCCGTAAGTGCATCCCTGAACCAGGCTTCAAAAGCCTGAGCCTGCATTTCAGTCAGAGTCCAACTTACACTGGCCATGGTCGGCGTAGAGAGATAACGACGGCGTTGCCTTGCTCTCCCTGATGTCATGTCTGTTCGAAGGAGCGGGCTTATTGCGTTTAACCCGTAACCCTCCTGAAGAGGTACCGGAAGAGTTCCATGCGGATAGTTGATATTGGTTGTGATTGCCATCAGCCCCGTTTCCTCCCAACTGCCCAGCCGCCTGAAAGAGATTTAGATGTCCTTCCCTTCCCACTGGCAAGGTCGTCATTAACCATCTGATAACCAAGTCTGCCGCCTTCCTTGACTGCCTGTTTCAGCATCTCAATTGTCCTGGCGTCTGGATCACCATTTACAATTATCTGTGGGGCATAGGCCCCACCACCACTATCGCCAGACTGTTTATTTACCCGGTCAAGAGTGGCATCAAGTTTCGCGCTCGTTTTGGCGGTCGTTACTCGCTCACCCTGCTGTAAAAGCCAGGTACCTGTTTCAGGAACGCTATCAATACCGTCATGTGCCATGCCTGACAGCGCTGCAACGCTCACTCCAGCAACGAGAGGTGCGGTAACTGCTGCAGCTGCTGCCATGGATGCAGGAGCAAGTGCTGGCCCTATGATTGGAATAGCAGCTGTTGACGCATAGGCAGCAAGTTGAGCCTGAAAGGACGTAGCCTGAGCATTGCCAATTAGAGTCCCGGCTGCTGATGCCTGGGCGGTTTTTCCAACCAACAATTGCACACCTTGGTAAACCAGCCATTGCGCAGCCATTTCGGTCAGCGTTTTGATAACCATTTGTCCGAGGTCTTCAAAAATATTACTGAAGAAATCCCCTAAATCCTGAGCGTTCGTAATAAGTTTCTCAAGATTATCGGCTATTGAAGAGGTTGCCCCGCCAAGGATAGATGTCATACCATCCGCAGCAATTTGGTAATAATCGGATGACTTCTCTGCAAAATCGTTCAAAGAATCAAATATGCCACTTTGCCAGTCGCCCATTTGATCATCTGACTTTTTGTAATAGTCTTCCTGAATTTCCAGCCGTTCATTCAACGCATCCTGAAGTGCCTGCGTCTCTTTATCGTAAAGAGATTTACTGATGTCTCCGCTCTGATATTGCTTTTGGAGATCAGCTTGCTTATCAAGAAACCCTCTCTGGATTTCGAGTAATTCCTGCATCCGCTGGCGGCTTTTCTCTCCCATCCCCGCGCCAACGAACTCAGCATCATTTGAAGCCTTATCGTTTTGGTTTTGCTTTCTGAGATTTGCCGCGAACTCTGCTAACTTCAGGTTTTCTTCATTGGCCTTTTTGAGGGAATTGAGCCTGTCAACCTCTGTGGCTAACTGCTGAAGCCTCTCTTGCTGAGCTGCATTTATCCCGGTTAGCTTGCCGGTTGTTAAATCGAATCTGAGTTTTTCAACCTCAGTTACTTCCTGATTTTTTTTTCCGGTAATATCAATTAAGGCTATCTGCCGCTGGTAGCTTGTTTCGAGAGATTTAAATGCTGAAGCCAGTTTTTTCGCATTAGCATCTGGAGAGACTTTTCCATTGCTTTCTCCGATGCCTAACTTGTAATCAGGTTTTGGTGAGGGATTACCACTAACTGTGGCTGCGCCGAGTGGCAGGTTATTACCTGCCTTCATAATAGATAGTCGGCGTTCCAGTTGATCAAGCTCTGATTTCTTGCCGTCGATGTCCATACCAATACGGTTAAAATCTGCGAGAAATCCTTGATCATTAATATCAGTTTTAAGATTATTAATCCGGCGTTCAATTTCGCTAATTGACGCGTTATCACTGACTGATTTCCCGCCCTTGTACAGGTCTATCAATTTACCGGCTTCAGCCCCTACTTTCACAAGCCAGGTTGCCAAATCTACCACTCCGCCGACAAGGTCAGTTAAACCTTGAATGACTTGAGGATCTTTGAATACATCCCCCATATCAGTTATGGCTTTCTGCAGACCTGATAAATCGACGCTGGCAAGACCTGTGGCAATTTCAATTTTTACACCATTAACTTGAGTCTCCATATCCTCAAATAAAGTGTTAACTTTTACCAGTTTATCAATGTCAGCATCATCAGGCGCTACCCCGAATTTCTTTGCTGCATCCATGTACTGTCGAAGTTTTTCACCACCCTGATCTAAAATTGGCAAAAGCTTGGACAGGTCATTGCCCAAACTTTCAAGGATGGTTGTTTTTTCTGCATTAGTTTTAATTTTCCCGAGGGCGTCGCTGATAGCCAACAGCTGTTTATCCGGAGACTCCCCTGCAAGTTTTTTTGCAGAAAGGCCAAGCACGTTAAGAGCATCAACAGCTTCGCCAGACTTATTCAAAACAGCATCGCCGATTTTGTCACCGATATCTTTGAATATATCTGCCATTTGATCGCCGGATACTCCGGCCTTTTCGGCGGCGTACTGCCAGGCAAGAAGGGCCTGAGTTGACATATTCAGGGACTTAGCCCAGCGATCCGTTTCTGTGATCTGTTTTGAAGTTGTTTTCAGTAGATTAAAACCTGCAACCCCTACCCCAATAGCTGCTGCGCTGGCGGCGGTTGCAAAACCCGTAAATGCTAATGCGGCAGCCTTGGCATCATCTTGTACCTGTTTACGCCATTTTTGAGACGCTCTTTCTGCCTGGGTGAGACCAGATACAAAACCACCAACTTTTGCAATTAAGTCAATAGTTAGTGTACCGAGGGATTTACCTGCCATGCTTATGTCCACTCCTGCATTGCCTGCTCAAGTGAAATAGCAGGCTCGTTAATATGGGGGGTGAAATCCGTTAATTTGAAAGGCTTGGTGTCTTTGCCACGATTTACATTTGCCAGCACAGAAGAAATGAGACCAGCAGACCATTCAGTGCGCATCATGGTGTTCAGGCTTCCATACTTCTGACGGTAAAGAACCCATACACGGTATTCATTAATACTGATACGCTCCTTCGCTTCAGATATAGTCCTTCCGCCAATCCCATTAAGAACTAATTCACACCAGAATTCGTCTTCTGCGCTGAGCTCTCCTTTCCCAAATCGTTAACCTGTTGAATCGCCACTAACAGAGCAACTGTTAAATTACCGTCAAGTGCGCCACGCTCAGGAACTGCTTCACCTGTAATGTCCGACACAGTAAAAACTGGATGTCCATTTTCATCACAGATGGATGATGCAATTCGTCCAGCAACACCATCAATTTTCCCGGCGACAGAGAGGACGTTTGACACTGCATTGTGATAGCCCATGGGGCGTACGTAGATGGTGGCGGTAAGTTCCGTATCGCCTTGCTTCCAGGTTATTTCTTTTTCAACTGGTCGTCCGGTAAATGCGCCAGCCTGCTGAAGAGAGTCCATAGTTAATTTCATTTTTGTTCCTCAAAATGCGGGGTTTCCCCCGCTGATGCTGGTGAATTTTATTAGCTTGTAGGCTGCGCTTTTGGAATCCAAACGCCCTGCCCTGAGCGCTGTATGGTCGCTGATGTCTGGACTACTGTGTTTGCTTGGAAATCAAACGGGAAGTCAGACACATAACCCTGGAATACATACCAGGTACGGTCATTAGGAAGCACCAAACCATCAACCGCATCAGGATCGCCACCGGTAGCAACAGTTGGCAGTGATTCACCGTCAGCCCAACCAATCGCAAACGTTAAATTCTGCTGATCATTAGATTCAGCAAGGTTGCTTAACAGCAGATGGCTGTCGTTTGCAGGGTCAGCGTTAAGAGCAACCGTTGCCTGTCCAGGAGTACGCAGACCTTTTTTGTACTGCCGGGTACTTCGTTCGCTGAGACACGTATCCTCGATCTGATCTGCAGGACTACTGCCAGGTGAAAACGAAGTGATACATTCAATTTCGCTCACGACACCATTCGCGAGCACATACATCTGTGTGCCTTGAGTCACTACTGACATAGTTATCTCCGGGTATAAAAAAACCGGCTCAAGGCCGGTGAGTGGAAGGGTTTGGTTATCGTTTTACAAACCAGTCGACATCAAATGAATATCGGTAACGGTTAGTATTCGGGTCGCGGGTCTGCCCGCCCCAGCGGGTAATATTGGCTTTAGTCTGAACAGCGTTACGTATGGCCACTGCTACAGAAATCACTTCTTCATCAGAGTTTCCATAGATGTCGATCTGTAAAGAAAATCGGTCAATGTCTGGACTCTGATTAAGGAAGTTTTCTGGATCACCACCTATGTTTTGCCAAACAGCATAAGGATAAACCACGCTGTCGTTTTGCATTCCAAATGGATAAAGCCTTATCGGGTCAGAGCCTAGAAGAAGTGTGACATCCTGACTTGCTGCACAAACAGGAAATATCGGTGGTATCATGGTGGCACTCCCTTTTTCTGAGCGCGCTTAATGGCTCTGTCTATCCCGGCCTCATAGTTAACTGCAAATGTGTTAAAAACTTCAGTGAGTCGTGAGTTTGCGGCTGCACGTACAAGAGGCCTTGCTGCCATATTTTCAGTACCAAACTCCAGAAGACGCCAGTGCGGTGTCGGTGCATCCTTGGACATGCTGGGATGTTTTTTAAGTACGGCCCCCTGAAGAATACCAATGCGGAATCCAAGATCGCCTGTTAATTTGAACACCTTACCGTTCCATCTTAGAGCGGCATTATCGGAAATGTTACGGGCAGTGTGCGGATCATCCAGACGGGAGGCATTGTTTTTAATCTGATTAACAATGACATTACCAGCCTTCCTCAAAGCAGACCGCCCGCTTTTGCGGCGAAGGTCATCGCTTATTGCATCAAGCTTACCCAATAAAGAATCAATCCCTTCGAGCTTAATTTCAACTCCATCAGCCATCTTTCACCCCCTGAGAGCAAGGGAGAGTAAGATATTCAAGACCACTGTCAGGATCAGGAAGAACACCCTCTACCGCATAGATTTGACCACGGAAAGTAATCCTGTCCTGATTCTGAATATCTTGCCGATAGCGAATTTTAATACGTGCAATTAGCTCAACATTCGTGGCCTGAGAGGTGATGAACTCTTTAACAGAAACAGGTGCTACTTCAGCATAAACATCAGCGATTTTATGCCAAGAATAAGACATAGCGCCAGTAGCAGGATTTTGCACACCTGTTCGGCGTTCAATTCTGATCCTGTGCTTTAATTTCCCGAGGTTCATTATCACCTCACCGCTTTATCACTCAGGTAGGTTTTCGGTGTCAGAGTTTCATCTTCCACTTCTTCCGCCAGGGTCTGCATTATTAAGCTGCAGAGGGATTCATTTGATTTAGCCAGACGATTCAAGGCTTCAGTTTGTTTTGTCTGTGCCGCCGTCTGTGCCTTCATTGCTTCGATTAGCTCTGTTACGTGTTGCTCGTTCATAGGCTTTTTTCATCCATTTTTTTATCCATTCACGGCGGCGGGCACAACCTGCACAAGCCATATCAACTCCTTAAATTATTGTCGGGCGGCGGAGGTCATAAATAAGCATGGTGACCGCATAAGGCAGCTCACCTTGCTTCAACTTTTCTTCTTCCTCACCGCCCCTGTTTCTGTCCAGATAGCCAAGCAGAACCAGCAGCGCTGTCTGGCAGCGCGTAAGTGGTTCCCCTTCAATTAGCACACCACCCTCTGATACGACGAGGTCCCGGCTTCCCTGAATGAATGACAATATCGCGGCGCTTCCGCCCTGAATTTTCATTTCAAGGTCAGAGTCGCCATAGTCATCATCAATACGAAGGTGAAGCTTTGCCTCATCAAGGTCTACTAGTTCGATCATGGTTTATCCCTCAGGTCCCGACCCTTTTTAACTGCAAGCGTCCAACCCTTGGTGCCAGGTTCGCCAGGCTTATCGGCAGTTTTTTCATTGCAGTGCCATAGCGAACCAGCCCAGGTGACGGCATCTCCGGGTTCATACTCTTTACCAGCCTTGAAAACATCGCGATAAATGGTGACCGGGATAGCAAAGGTTTTTTCTTCAACGAATCCGCTGGCCTTTTCAAGTGAGATAGTGAAAAGCCGTTCTTCGTCCTGCTTAATGTTAATCCCGGCAACTCCGTCAACAATGCATTCCCAACCGCGCATTCCATGCGTTTTCTGATGAGAACGCCATAACCCACCTTTGTGAGTCGCATATGCTCCCCGCGGGTAGGATTTTGTTTCATCAATACACGGTTCTAATTCAATTTGTAGGGCATCTCTCCCATCACTCGGGATGACCGGTTCAGGCATTTCTGATATCGCTGCTTTAACGGCATCGGAGACCAGTTGCGTCACGTCTGGCAGCTCTGGAACTACGGGTGCTGGAATCTCGGCCACGGCGGCCATTACCGCATCGGTGACCAGTTGCGTCACGTCTGGCAATTCAGGAACTATCGGCGCTGGAATTTCAGCTACAGCAGCCTTCACCGCATCGGTGACAAGTTGCGTCACGTCTGGCAATTCAGGAACTATCGGCGCTGGAATTTCAGCTACAGCAGCCTTCACGGCATCGGTGACAAGTTGCGTCATGTCTGGCAATTCAGGAGCTACCGGCACTGGCATCTCGGCAACAGCCGCCTTCACCGCCTCAGCCACGAGACTCTTCACTTCTCTTTCAAGCTGAAGCTTCATAGCGGTGACGATATCCCTGACCTCTTCACCGATCGCCTGAATGATAGATAATTCGCGCTCATCCATTGTTAATAATCCCTCTCAATGAAGTTTTTACGAACGACTTTTCAACCACTGATATGGCTGATTTAGCAGGAGGTGTTGGTTCTGAAGTCGATTTACTGAAAGGATCATCCTGCGCGTCACGTCTGGAAAGCGCGTCAAGACTGAAGTTTTGTTGTTGTAGGTAAAGGGCATCACCACCAGCAACAGGGGGAAGATTCTCGCGTTTACGCGCTTCGTTTGGCGTCAGGATGGTATTCTTCACACCTTCGCCAAGAGATTTCATGCGTCGCTCACTATCCATCCGAAGCAACGCGCCTATATCAAGCTCTACTCTCTTCGCTGTCCCAAGATCGAATGTCTCTTTAAGAAGCGCCTCAATTGATTCAATAAGCACCTGAAGACATTGTGAATAGTATTGCTGTTCAAGTGCCTCCACATTATCAGAACCGGGAATATCACCGATCCCCGCCTTATAAGCTGGAACATGGAACGCTGAACAGATAGCGAGGTCAGAGAGTTTCTGCTGTTCAACCGTATCAGCATCGACAGCTGACATAGTCAGTGCCTGATAAGCTGCGCCACCAGACAGCAGACCTGTTTTTCCTGCATTTTCACCAGTATAACCGGCGTCCCAGGATGCTTTAATTTCTTTAGCCTTTTCAGCGTCAATCGTTCCAGGAACGGTGATAATTCCGCTTGGCTTGCCGCCGTTTTTAAAGAAGTGAGCTGAGCTCTCCTGAATATGTTTGCCCTGCATCGCGGCCATTCCGCACGCGTAAATCGGCGATACACCAATTAGAGGGTGGAAAAGGCAGTTAAATCTGTCGTGAATAATTTCACGTGCCGGAACTGTTACCTGAACAGGAAGCCCACTAATCTGGTCTGGGCTGATTTGGTAAAATACAGATCCGTCATTAGCAACAAGTGGAACGACTTTATCAGGGTCAAGAACACGAAGCTCAGTGAGCTGACCAGCACTGTTTTTCACCTTCATCACGTAGGTATTACCACGAGATAATTTTGAGTTCATCCATGTTTCCATGAACTGAATGGTGTTTTGAAACTGGTTTGGCTTGCTTATGAGCTTATCAAACTGGCTATCAGAAATATCTTTCCAGATATCGTTTGAGTCTTTTGCCTGAATCGATGGAGACATTTTTGAAATATCGCTGGCGATTAAAGTGATACACGAAAAAACTGCCGGATAAGACAAGACTGTTTCGTTTCTTATTTCCATATTCCTTTGCCAAGCACCGGCAAATGGCTCACGAACGAAAGAATAAAGTGGAGTCCATACGCTGGATGATGGTTGCTGTAGTGCTTTCTCTTTCCGTCTAAAAGGGTTCCACATCAGCCATTCTCCGCGTTTTCTCTTTTGTTTTTACGCATTCCTGCTTTTTTGCCGGTTACGTATTCCGCTTTTTTCAGCAGAACCAGCACCTTTGCGCACTGGTCATTCACAATTTTCTCATCACCAGGCAATGAGTCATGTGTACGCTGAAGGTATCTGATCTTTGCCATTTGAAACGGCGGGGTTTCCCCCGCCCTCCTTTTTAGCTTGTGGAGCCAGTGCTGTAATCGACGCCGGAGATAACTGCTACAGCAGCGTCACGGCGGCGTTTCCAGTTAATCCAGCGTTCTGCACGGATTGCCACACTGTTGGTCTGGAACATGGACACTAATTCAACACCAGTTGGCGTTGTGCTGTCATGGGTCGGAGCGCTCTGCATTTCCAGAGACGCCTCACGAGACATATCAACCGCAACACCACCATCATCTGCGAGATATACATCTGGAGCGTTAACCAGAACCAGTTGATTACCAACGTACTGAGAAACGATAACCGGTAAACCTTGGAAGGTACCGCCAAGCATAGTCATATCCGGGTACTCTTTCTGACCAAGCGCGTTTTTACGCATAGACAGAGTGAGCGCCGTAGTGCTGGACATCAGCCAGACCGCACCATTAGGCTGCAGGTTATTAGTAATGAACTGGCCAAAAGCAGCCGACGCATCAGTATCAGGATCGCCGCTGGATGAAATGGCCGTGATGCCATTTGTGATAGACGCAGGAGATACATCCGCTACTGCGGCTTTAGCCGGGTCGATAAAATCGGTATCCAGTCGTGCAATTACCGCTTCCGCCAGAGCATTACGTACCAGCGCATCCGCAGATGGGTTGGAGAAACGGATCAGTTCTTCAGTCAACACTGCAATAGATGCTACTTTTGAGAAACCGAAAGTAATCGTAGCGAAGTCGAATTTGGTGAGCGGTTTTGCTTTACCCTGCCCTACCCAGTTTGCTGAACCGCCTGAGGTCTGAGCTGGAATTCGCACATTAAATGGAACCTGACGTAGGGACGGGATATTTCCCTGACCGAAACGACCGATGATCGTCTGAGGACGCAGGAACTCAACGAAGTCTTGTGCGTAGTCCTGGTATTCCACCAGCGCACCAGCCCAGGTAGGATCTGTCGTAGTACCTGCACTTACAGCCGCCTTCAGAACGTGATGTAGTTTGGTATCTTCTGGGTACTGATTTTTCGCAATCTGCAATGCTTCAGAACGGCTACCGTTACCAGCCGCAAGCGATTTGGCAAAGCGAGCGAAAGCGATACCTTTTTCCAGCTTCTGCTCTACACGAATAATAGACGGTGCCTGACTTACCACGGTTAATTCACCATTAGCCGCTTTGGTTACTGGTTTAGCCGTAGATGCCATGTTGGCTTCCATATCACGCAGACGTTTCAGGTGTTCGTCTACAGATTTGATTTCAGCAGATGTGTTGTCATAGCTTTCAGTTTCTTCACCATCGAGCGTACGACCTTCATCAGCAGCTTTGCTCATGATTTCGTTCAATGAACCAGCCAGCGCCGCACGTTTGTTTTCAAAACTTTTGATCTGTTCAGCGATATTCATCGTTGGTTTTCCTTTTTGAGAAGATTTATTCGGTGCTGAAGCGCCAGCAGAATTTATGGTTTTAACTACCGGTTTCTCAGTGCCAAGCGCGGCGAGTAACTGGCGGTCAAAAGATTTAACGGTTTGAATAGAACACTCGGCGTTCGCCGGGATCGTTACTGCGGAGACTTCAAGAAGCTCCCATTCAAGAAAATGGGTACCCCCAGAGTCGAGATAGGCGTATTTAATTGGCTTGAAGCCGATAGACAGGCCTTTTACAAGACCTGATTTTATCGATGCCCATGCTTCTTCAAGCCTGGCCACCAGCTGCGATGGCATGTCAGATGTTGGCTTTACGAGTTGTGCCGTGATCTGAAGACCCTCTTTCACTTTCTTTGCAGCACAATTCCCGATGGGCTGGGTTCTGTCGTGCTGCCAGAGAAACGGGTTTTCACTGCCAAACTTCGCACCGTCAGGGTCCATAATGTCGCCGTCACGGTCAGGTGATGGTGTGGAAGCAATCCCGGTGATTATCCGTTTGTCCTCATCCACCGCTTTCACCGTCATGATCGTACATGCGCGGTCAAGCTTCATTTACTGTCCTCCAGAAACGAAAAAACCCGCCGTAGCGGGTCATTAACTGACGTGTGTTTTATATGAAAAATACCTGGTAATCTTTCTTCTTCGCTTCAGGATTAAGTGCCATTAGCGAAACGGCATTGAACAAAGCCATTAGGGGGTCAATCTTCCCCTTCCCGCTGGCCTGTTTGGTGATGAGGATTGCGTTGCCCTTAGGTTCCACCCTGGCGTTGCCAACACACCAGGCCATCAATGGCTGTCCACCATGAATCAGAACACCCTCAGCAAGCTTACGTTCTGTTGTTTTTATCGCGCCGCCAAGTCTCCAGCCCTGGCTTACGCCAACCACGGATTCTTCTGGTATTTCAGCCTCAACAAGAGCATCAAGGATCTGACCAACCCCCGAAGGGTCAATGCCAATTTTATCGAGCAGCTCAGCATCATTAATACGGCTGACATATTCAGCGACTTCTTCCGTGTCCTGCCCGACACGCTTAACGATAGTCAGGTCACCAGCCTTCACGAAATCATTGAAGCGGGATTCTTCACTTTTACGGCGGCGAACGGCAATCTCATGAGCCCACGCATGCCCCCATCCGATCCACTCCCGTGTCTCTTTATCTCGACCAATAATGTACAGGCCAAGAAGGTCATCAAGACCCCCACCATCAATCCCCACTGTGGCAACTTCGGCGCGATCCAGAATATCTCTGAAAGTCACAGGCCTTATCTGTGCCTCCCAAAAATCCACACCAGCCCATCGGTCTGTTCGAAGATTTAGACCAATTTCGATATTGAGATGTTTTGCGAGGAACTGCTGCAATGTGCCGTCTGTTTTAGACTGGTTCTTGCGTAGTTGGTCTTCAAGCCACTCAGCACTGACTGATCGCCCCATGTTTGGGTTTGTGATATAGAAATTTTCTGGCCGAAGGTATTTTTTTTTCTCAACCATCGACTCCGGAAATTCGTACAGAACGCCCAATGTTTTGGGATCATTAATTTTTCCGTCTCTGACATCCCGCCAGTATTGAAGCCTCTCTTTGAACACCCCTGCAGGAGGTTCATCACTTTGTGTCGTCAGGAAGATAACCCAACCTTCTTCACGGGATACCTGACCACCCAACGCTTCCATAAACATTGCTTCAGCATTCTGTCGCTTTCCGAATAACCATAATTCGTCCACCAAAATCCTGCCGGCTTTCTTTCCAGATACCGTATCGGTATCAGCGGCCACAACTTTTAATGTATTTCTCGTCACACGGTGCGTGATTGTCCTGATATGGTCCTGAACCTGAAACATATCGGAAAGTTCGTCATCGGCTCGTATCATTCCGGCCGCTGGCTTAAAACTGTTGTCAGCAACTTCTTTTGTGGGCGCAAGGATCAGGTGTTCTTCGTCTTCACGCCAGCACAGGATCACCGCCGTGAGCATAATTCCTGCGGCTATAGTAGATTTGGTGTTCTTTTTACTAATGAGCAAGCCATACTCACGAATTAGCTGCTTCCCAGTTTCAGCTTCGTAACCACCAAAAATAGCTTTTACATAATCGAAGACCCACGACTCAGAGCACTCACCAAAAGTAGGCTTTCCGGGTAAATCTGAAACCCGAAGCTCCTTGAAAATTCCAAGAGCATACTCAGCCTGATCAGGGAATATCGGAGGGGGTATAATCGAAGCCCTTTCGACCAAGCGTTTCTCCCAGTCAAGGCAGGCCGTTGTCCATTCAGGCATAGATTACCCCTTATTGTTCACGACCAACTTTGGCGGAGCCATCGCGCCGAACTTGCTGGCGGTGGCGGCTACCTTAGCAGCGGCATTACGGGCATCTTTTTTGCCGCCCTCACCTTTCTTAGGATGGACATATGGAAGCATTGCTTTCGCAGCATCCTTTCTCGTGTCGATTTCTTCGGTAATGTCGTTCATAACCGACTTCAGAAACTCAAGAGGATCTTCGAAAGTTTTCACTGTGTTGTTAACAACTGGTGGCGGCTTCAGTGGTTCACCCAGTGGCTGAACATCGTACGGATCAGCACCACGCTTTTTATTTATAAACGCGATGATATCCGGGTCTTTTGCCAGCCGGGACCCTTGTGACCTTGCGGTTTTCTCGGAGTAACCGGCCTTACGGGCTGCATCAGCCTGGGATGAACCGGACATCAGCGCCTGTGCGTATTTGCGCTTCTGTCCTGTTAACACGTTAACACCCTCCAATGAGGAATTTTTTCTGTGCGTGAGAGGGGGCGCGGTGTCCAGCGCGATCAGCGTTGACACCCAACCATACCCCCCCTGGTGTTGATGAGAATTGATATCATTAGCGTTTGAAATGATTCAAAATGCAACTATATGATGATGTTATTGATATCGATTATCATTTACATCAAATCACGATGACGTCTGCCTGTCCGTCTCCGGTTGGAACCTGATGCTTCAGGGCCTCAACGTCTGGCTGTGCAGTTGCGGCCTCGCGAGAAGACTTGCCTGCATGACACTCCAGACATAGCGTCCATAGATTCCCCGTTTCGTTGTCACCACCAAACTGTAAAGCTATACGGTGATCAAGCTCGCTGTCGTGAAGATCAACTACGCGGTCACACATGCAGCAATGTCCACCATCACGGACGTAAATCCTGCGCTTGAGTCCAACCCTTGCACTTCCGCTTATTCGTCGGTTCTCACCATACACAGGCTTAATGCGTCGGGTATCAATGGCCTTTAACCGAGGCCGTAGAGTCTTTAACTTACCCATACAACCTCCATGCTTTACGGCGTTCTGTTCTTGGCTGCTTATCTCTCGCAGGTTCAACAGGCTGACCATCAGCATGATCAACAAGTGAATAGCATGGGTAGATGACTGGTCCTCCGTGCGCATCACCCACGGCATAATCGGCAGCTTTACTGTGGCTCCATTTATCCAACACTTTCTGGATATGCACTGGAGGAACACAGTAGCAGACGCCGTGTATCAGTCGGGTGAGCGTGATATATTCAGCCCGAGATTTATCAGCAGCGATAAGCTTCGACGCAATCTCAACCTGATACTGAGGTGGCCTTCCTGTGCCGAGATAGAAGCTGATAAGTGAAACTGGGTGACGCTCAATCCAGTCGTATACAGAAGAGATAAAGTCTTCCACCGGCAGCGCATCATCCTCTAATACCACTACGTGGCAGAGTTGCTCTTTTGCCCACTCAAGCGCGCGATGATGGTTCCAGTTTGCGCCATGGTCTTCATAGTCAATGAGCATATGCGCATCGAGTCTGTCACATAGCAACTTGGCTGCTTCAATACGCTTATGATGGCCAACAACAACAAACTTCACTTGTGTTTCCACCATGCTAACTCCTTGCCGAAGCCATCTGTTTTAAAGATGGTGTGTACCTTAGGACCGGTAACGATGAGCTCACCAAAAGACTTTGCCGCCATACCGAACGCGCCCATGTCAACCAGCGTGGCGGGAGCTGTCTCCATTTTCCAGAACCGGTGGCTTTCAATCAGATAGTGTTTCCTGATGATCCTGTGGGCAAACTCCATTACGTCTGTACGGATTCCACCAACCAGACCAGCATTAAGCAGTGGTTCATCACGATGCTGATCGATGAAATCGCTATAGGCTTTGCCGTGGTGATTGCCCTTCATCCATTCGTCGGAATATGTCTTATGCTCAGAGCCAACGTAAATTTTACCCGGCTGCATTTCTGACCAGGGTTCTCGCAGCATCTCGACGTCGGTACCATCAGTACACCAGACAAGGTGATACTCAGGATGCGCTCGAAGGTACTGGTAGATGTGCAGCCATCGAGCAAAGTAAGGGCTCATGTTCAACACGGGAACTTCATGAAGTCCTGCGCCGCAAGGAACCGCTTTCAACTCGTCGGCTATTACCATCGGCAGCGCGCCGGATATTGAATCTGCCCATGATTGTAGAACCAGCGGGTCGGGGATCATCTTACCGGTGCGCTGTGGATCTGGCTGGCTCGTGAGCAGCGTCGTAATCACAAGGTTGGGATTTCTGCTGTACGGGGCAAAGCCGGTATATCCGCTATCCCGCCGAACATTGAAGATGCCAACGTTGCGTTTCACCAGAGCCTCGCGATCAGGTCGAGGGATTGAACGAGTGCCCTCTTCATGCTCATCCATCGAATGAATAAGCTTTTCAGAGCCAACCACATCAGCGAACGCCCAGGTAGATAATCCTGCGTTGTAGATGCGTAAGGCCAGATCGGGATGTTCATACATACCGCGACCGTATACCGGATCGAATCCGCCAACCTTCTCTATGGCGCTGCGGTGGTAATAAAGCATCACGCCGCGCTGCCCGGTGTAAGCGATATGCTTATCATCCTGGTGCAGCACCGCCATATCCCTCAGCTTATTGCGTCCAGCCAGATCGAGGAATTGATAGGCCAAATGTGGCTCTGGTGATTCGATGTAAGGCAGGTGCCAGTTATCGGAAATCGGCCAGGCATCATCGTCCCACAGAAAAAGGTGCTCACAACCGGCATTCATCAATGCGTCCAGGCTGTCGTTCTTCGAAGCGACAATGCCACGTGATTGGCCATGTCGAACTTGCTTCACGTTATCCGGTACAACTGCTGCAGGGATTGAACCATCGTCTATGACAACCACCAGCGCGCCAGATGGAAGATGCTTCATGTGCTGTTCCATGGCGCGCTTAAAAACTTCCGGCCTGTTATGCGTTGTTATGGCAATTCCAATCGTAGAGCGTGAAATAGTGACAGGTGCATACGGGACACCGTCTATTGTGACCTGCATGTGCGTTTCCTTTTAGACGTGAGCCTGTCGCACGGCAATGCCGCCCGAGAGGTAAACGCAACCTAACGGCATCACCCAGGCTCACTACTGAAAGACTCTCTTCACGACGCGTGCGAAGCATCGGATTTTTGATAGGTATTTACTGAAAATTGATGTCATTAATCTTTTTACGAATTAGCATCTGGATTGATGAATTCGTTATCCCACATAGCAAATCAGAGGTATCTATGACTGTTAGATTTTTTGGCGGTTCACTTAATCATTGCGGTACGGGCATCATTGCTCATAAAGACGCCGATATTGAGTTTCACGGTGATTTCCAAACAAATAACTGCGGAGTTGGTATGGCATTCTATGCCTCGCCTGAAGAGCTTCGTATTCTCCAAGAAAAAGCCAAAGAGCATATGCAGGAGATAAAAGAACTTGCTGAAAAGCTTGCTCAAACCAAACCTGAGCTGAGAAAAAACGTCCTAACGGCTTCGGCGGTTTTCTCAGCTATGGCAGTAGGTTCAAATGCGGCAACCGTAACGCAATTTCTTATAGACCATTTCCCTTTCATAGCCGAACTGCTCAGTAACATCTAATGGTAGTAGTGCTTGTTATCTAATTATGCTTTCTATTTGATCACCAAGAGTGGCTGTTTCGCGTATCTCTTGAACCACATAGGAAGCATGTTCTCGATTTACGGCGTAGATGGTGAATGAGAACTGGCGACCATCAGGATCAGAATAATTTACCGAAAACGGATACCAGTCTTTACCTTCGTGATGAACTGAATTTGGCATGCTGGCCATACGGTATCCTTCGAGACGGATAATAAATGCATTATCCTCGATCCTGGATATTTTAATTTTATCCCCGCAAAGGGATAGACATTATCAAGCCCACCAGCAGGTGAGCTTTGTAATGGCTACTTATTCAGGAATGACTCGATAAACTCACGTTGGGGATGACGATAATTCAGAATATCTTCTGGCATCTTCATAAAGCGGTTGTTGCTGTCTTTGACAGTAACAAAACAGCTATGAATTCCACAGACATTCGTTTTAATTGTGTCGTCGTATTCAAAAAGCAGTTGAGCCATCTTTTCTTGCCATTCCTTTGGCATTGCCTCCATAAAAACTCGGGGCATCACGCAGAAAGCAGCATGTGACAGGCCAAACCACAGTTGCAGGTCTTTACGATACTCTTCATCCATCGTCTTTACCTTTATTGCGTTAAAAATCCCCGCTAGTGCGAGGATCTGGTTTCTAGCTGGCAGTTCGACTGCCATGCTTTGTTATGGGCCAGGATGTCTTTCTTCGTCTGGCGGTCCATAACGTCAATGTCGTGATCGGTCAGGTAGATTGGCTTTACCCAGTCACAGGCAGTATCAACCACCACCGGGGCGCTTCCACGTGTCACGCAGCTCGCGATCAACATCGTCGCCAGGCATATGGTTAACACTCTGCTGTACATTGCTGGCCTCTTTCGTTGCTTCTACCCGGCGTTCGGCTACTGCTTCAGTGGCAGCGGCTTTTTCTTCAGTGCGTTGCTGGTCTGCTTTGGCTTCCGATTTGCTGGTGCCGCGTGAATTACCAATTCCAAAAGCCCCAGCAATAGCAGCCATAACCAGTGCAGCAAGACCAATGATTGTTTCTAATCCCATCGCAACCTCACACCAGCACCGTTTTGGCTTTTCCGAAACGAGCGCGCCTGTCTTCAAGCCCGTTCGTACCGCCGTTGATAATCTTCGTCACCTGCTCCAGATCGCCGGGATACTTAAGACATCCCTTAGTGGCGAAGAACCACGCCGCGCTCCTTGCTGCATAAACATCTTCGGCCAGCAGTTCAGGCTGCTTAACCAGATCAACCTTCAAGCCGTTACCACAGTCACGGTAGTTGTTGAGTCCCGTAATCTGGATAAGTCCACGCCCACGGTATAACCATCCGTCGCCGGGTGCGTTATTTCCCATGCGTTTGCTGTACACCAGGTTCGCTATAGCGCGCTGACGTTCAACCGGCAAAAGCCGTTCATCTGGGCGGCGGCCAAGCGCTTTGGCCTGGTCTTGAGTAATGCGCCCGGCGCGGATGAAGTTCGACAATCCAGCAACGCCGTAATTGAAACTTTCCACCAGTAAAGTGAAACCAGCTGATTCATGCCCCACCTGAGCAATGAACATCGCCATATCTACCTTGTTGATGATGCGGAACTCGTTCATTGCATCACTGATTGGCTGATACCAGCGCGAGGCTAACTCGACGCTTACACCAGCCGCCTTTTGAAATTGTGTTTGGTTCACGTTGTGCTTTCCCCTGCGATTCTTGCGATATTTCCCCGAGCGCGCCAGACAGCTACGCAGACAATCACATTAACGATTAGCTCTCCGTAATCGACCTGCACATAATCGCCGTGCCAGATGCGGAAAGCAGTGAACGCCGGGGCGAGGATCAGCCCATACGCCAGAAACTCCATCAGTCTGCGGCGGCGTAAGCTCCGCTTCCTGAAGAACATCAGGCGTATGGTGATAAGGATGCATGCAACAGCGTTAATGTTCAGGATCAGTGTTTGCCACGTCATTCTTCCCCCTTCAAGCCGGGTAAGTTCCCCACCTTAGAGCGCGCAAGGACGCGAAGCAGGACAGTGACAGACACCGTTGAGGCCGCCAGCGCACCAATGGCTGGAGATACCTTTACGGTGACTGGTGGAGAAAGGTGACTTAATGCCGCGTTGATTAATGCTGCGATAATTTCTGAGGCCGTTGCGGCGGCGTAAATGCCACCAATAAACGAAATAAGCGCAAAGAGTATCTGTTTCCAGATCTTGTGGTCTTCAGAACTCAGAATGTAGAGCGCTGCACCAGCAAGAGAGCAAACCATAACTGCTGGTGTGGCTTCAGGAAAAATTGTAGCGAATGTAATTCCGGTGGTCCCGGCAGCTACTCCAGCCGTAACCGTTGCAGATATCGGTTCTGCGGACATTTAGCCCCCTCTTATTGCTGTAGTCCTCTCAGAGCGAGGGGAACAAAAAAGGGCCGCCCGTAGGCAGCCCTAAAATGCAAAAACCCGCACTGATGGCGGGTTTCTTTATGTTTTGTTGCTCAGTGCGCTTTAACGTCCCGAGCCTATCACAATTCAAACACTTTCTGGCTCACTTTTCAAGTTAAATCTTCGCTTATTTGTGTCGAATGAGTCACAAAGTGGTGCGTAAAGCATAGATTCAGCCAAACTTAGCCAGGTATCAATACGGCGGCGGCAGGTCATATAGGCCCACTCTGGATGTTTTACCTGTAGTTCATCCGCCATTTGTCTTTTACTTTTACGCAGGCGGTAACGATCCACGATTACGCCGTACAGACCTTTATGCCCTTCGGACATCAGGTGCGCGCCAATCGCCCCATCAATCTTGAGACCTTCATCATCGCTACAGAACGCCAGGGAGCTTTTATGCTTGCCCTGCAGCATCTCTTTAAAGAATGCCTCCAGCTCTGGTTTAGTAAGACCTGACTTCTTCATACGGCGGAGGGCTTCATTGATGGCTGTTTTGGTTATCTTCCCGGATGCCAGCAACTGGTTAAACATGTTGCCGCCGGAACCACCGCCAATATATGACCAGCGGCCCCACATGCGGAGCTTGCCCTGCACCCAGATGCTTTCAAGAGTATTTAGACGAGCCATTTCGCCGGGTTTGCCAACTTCGGAAGGGTTAATCATTTCGCGTTCTCCACTTACGCCAGTACGCCGATTGCCAGCGTACGATCTAAAAATCGAAACAACAGCACCAACTGGTCGCCGTGCTTCGCTTCAAATGCCACAGGATCAGCGTGCAACTCGTCGTGATGCCCCCTGCACAGAGGTATTACGAACAGGTCGTGCGCCTTAGTACCCATTCCACCCTGCCCGTGACCTATCAGGTGGTGGGGATCGTCTGCTGGCTTATTGCAGCAAACACACGTCTGAGACTTCACCCAGCGCGTGTACTTCTCGTTTACCCAGCGGTGACGCTTGGGTCTCAGCAGGAAGGATTCTGGTGACTCCGGGTCTACCTTCACCGCGACTATCTTTTTGACCTTCTCCTGCAGCAGTTCGGTGGCCGGTACCGATGGAATAATCTCGCTTTCCCTCATCACCGGACTGATAGCTTCCGGCTTAATCCGTAACGCTTTGCTTGCCACTGCTTCAGGTATGAGATCGGCTAAGTCGTTTCTGACCATCCACCAGCAGAACTCCGGTAAAGTCAGTGTGTGGTCATCACTGAAGCCTAATTGACCATTCACCATCTTTAGGAGCCAGGATACCAGGTTTTGACGGGCAATTCCCGCGAGTCTTTCAGTGGAATGATCACGGATTTGGTTATCACATGCCCAGCAAAGACGGATGCTGCCGGGATGATGGTGCATGATTGTGAATTCGCTCGCATGCCAGTCGTTGTGAGGCCACTGACATTCATGTTTGCGTTCCAGCCATCCATCCAGACCACCAAGACCACCAGCACGCTGAATGACTCGTTCATTCTCAAAAATAGGATGCATACTGACATCATCTGTCAGTGTCTGATAAGCCTCTGGAATAATGCCAGACGGCAAATCGCTCATGGCTTCGGTAGGCGTTTCTACAACAACGCGCCCCTGTCGGAAAAGCCACAACAACTCACTTCCAGGGCGAAAAAGTACTACCCCGGAAATAGGCGCGATTTCAGGTGTCAGTAAAGCTTTCACCCCATATGCCCCTTAGACAGATATTCCGTCCACAGGCCACCAATCCATTTCACACCTTTGGCAGTAAACCGAGCCTGGCTGAAGGCATAATTTGAAGCGTTCGTGGTGCCAGTCTTAACTTCAAAACGTTCAGCCTCGATATGCTGATGGTAGGGAGTGAGCACCCCATTCAGGCGATACATGATGTGGTGCTCCAGCAGAAACAAACGGAACTCGGGCTCTTTTGCATTCAGCAGCTTCGCTACCTGCCGGAACGTCATTGAACCGGTAGCAGTTACGTAACGATCAACGAACTCCGCTTTCGGCGCGGCAATTGCCAGTTCTTCACTCAGCCGTTGCTTCTGCTCTGCGAGGTCAGCTGCCATGCGGAGCGCTTCAGGCAATGTCTGAGGAAGTTTCATCCCCTGCCCGTTCTCCAGTTCCTGCCAGCGGTCAACCAGACGAGCAGTAAACTCCGGACAAAGCTGCGCAACGATCACATAGCTGTCACGCTTGTTAACTTCGTAGTAGTGATACGTCTGGCCGTTCTGTGGATGGGTGTACTGCATTGCAGCATACCCCCCAATAACTCCGGAATTCATCAGGCGCTCAATAGCCACGCATACATTGCTGTGGCGTGAGTCAACCAGCCTCGCAATTTCACGACTGGACATTGTTACCTGTTGACCCTGCATCGCTGCATGGTGTGTAGGGCAATTCACTGTGATATTCATCTGTTGCATGCTCTTCTCCACTTATCAGGCGGCTGCACCCGCCAGAGGTTCATGTTTAGTGATCGTTATCTCGACTTTTCCACCCGGCACCTGTGGTCCCCATTCCACCAGCATCCTTTTCACCTGACTATCATCCTCCCAGACGCCAGCGTGTGTGAGCGCGTCGAACAGCGCCTTGTTGTAGTTATCAATGTCGCGGCTGCGGCTGTCCGGTGGATAGAGGGTGATCTCAACTGATGCCGGTGCTGCCGAGGGTTTAGGCAAACACCGTAACTGCTCAATAATCGCTGCGCGGGCTGCACTCTTGAATGTTCGCCCTTTAGCACTAACCATCGTGCGGCCTTTCAGAGGGCCGCTGTTTGGTGATCGCCAGTAGGCATTGACGCTCGGCGGGAACGGCAGGATCAGTTTCATTTGGCCTCCAGATCAATCGCCAACTCGAATGCGTGTGGCGCGCCGTTGTAAAGGATTTCCCCAAAGGTGCTCATTACGTACCATAGGGTCATCGTGGCGTAACCGTCGCTGTCGAGTTTCGGGGCTTCGTACGGAATATTAAGTTCCTGATAGTGGCGTTTAAGGTGCTGAATGCCGGGTTCAAATATCCTTATTTTCACCTGGTCGTTTAACCCCAGTGGAATTCGCTTGGGTTTCTGCTCAACCAGAGAGATACCCCGTGCGGCACCCGGAGCCACAGTGAGATAGCCCTTACGCTTGAGTGCATTGACGTGATCAGCGGCGGCGTTCGGAGACGACACCCCAATCAGTTCAGCCAGCTCTTTAACTGTCGGAGGGAAACCTAAGCGGGCCTGATAGTCTTTGATGGCGTTGAAAACTTCACTTTGACGCTCGGTTAATCCGATCATGATTCCACTCCATAACGCCCATTCAGGCGGCCAATGACACTGACAAATTTAATGAAGGTGATACCCAGTGGCTTTACCTTCTCGTAGTGCTTGCTGAGCAAGGGCTTGCTGACGCTGTCGAATTTAGGCTTTGGCTTTTTCTTCATGGCTGCCTGGATAGCATCACTACAGCGTTTCGCCTCAGCATGGATCGCGTTCTCAGTTTCCTGATTCACTTCCAGCCCTCCTATTCCAGGCACGAATAGCATCTCGCTTTAACGCATACGTCTGCGTTATTGGATTTATTGAGCAATCAGGGCTAGAACAACCGGCATAAACACCGTCACCATCAGCCGACAAGAGGGACTCACTGCCACAAAATGGACACGGAAGTAATGATGCCCAGTGAGGTAATTTGAGATCGTAAATCATGCTGCACGCTCCCCACCTTCAATGACTGGAATCACACAGGCAGGTAAGAGATCAACTGCCGGAGACTCTGCCTGATTTCCCCAATGGTCCCAGCCAGTAGCGCCGCTGCGGCTGAACAGCTCAATGCGCGGAACGTCGCCATAAAGTTGCTCAAGACGGAAACGTGCCTCTGCTGGTTTCTGGCTATGCTCACCGAGTGGGCTGTAGATAACCTGCTTGATGCTGGCGCACTGGCGTTCCAGTCCATTTCCCCTGGTAGCGATCAGCAGGTCTTCGGTATTGGCTCGGGTGTAGTTCCCACCATTCATCCGGGTCTGAACGTTCAGCAGGTTGAGGAAGTCGTAAAAGTCTTCTACTTCGCCAGCCTGAAGTGCTTTGTTGATGTGCTGCTCCGCCAGCTGGTTGAACTTCACCCAGGTGAATCCCTTCATGGTTCGAACCTTAAAGCCCCATGCTTCAGCCAGTTCAATCGCCTCGCGGGTGTGCGTTCCGGTGAACCACATGGCCAACAGGGCATCTTCAGCAGCGAGTTCCCACACCGGCAGGCGCTTCATGTCGATAAGCTTCATCGTCCCGTAATGGTTCCCGGCTGCGCCGTTGCTGATGGTGTTGCCATACTCCCAGGCAGGATCAGCGTAAATCAGTGAATATTTCATCAGTTTTCCCCTGCGTAACGGCCAGCCAGGAACCATGAGCCATCTGCTTTGCTCGTTGATACGGCTTTGCGCAGACAGCGCTGGCGCTCTTTCAGACAGCGTTCACGCTCAGTCAAAATCTGAGAGCGCTGGAATGCTTCCAGCCAGAGAGTGGCAGCACGGCGGTAAAGACCACGGTTCTGTAACTCTTTCGCCTGATCAATCATTGCTACTACGTGTTTATCAGCAGGGACTTCACGGCGTCCGCCAGCAGCACTATCTGACATCGCGTAATACAGGAACTGCTTACCATTCCACTCACGGGTGGTGAAGTTGTATTCGTGAAGACGGCACACGGTGCGCTGGACAGCGTCGACAGAGTAATCAGCAAACGCTTCGGCAATCTCACGGCTGGTTAAGCCAGGATTCTCAGCAATGAACATCTCAAGGGTTTTCATCAGGCTGCTCATCAGTTAGCTCCTCTGAAGCCTGCAGGAATCTCGCTGTAATCTGTATTCTGAAAGCTGGTTTTGAAAACCCCTTCATCCCGTTTTCCGCTCCACTCCTGACGCTTTGGACGACCTTTGCTTTCCCAGCGAGTAGCGCTTTGCAGGTAGGATTCGAATTTTTTCGGGCCGAACAGGGTTTCAGGGCGCATGTACTGGTACTGGTCGTCATTGCCATTCCAGTGCTCATGCTTGAGGTCAATTACCAGCTTGAGATCATCAACGCTGTAACCTTCACGAAGTCGGCCCCGGATGTTCTCCAGAGAGGTTTTGGATTTCTGGTATCGGGAACCACTGACTTGGTTCAGATGAGTCAAAACGAGAATGGCGTTGTCAGTGATCAACACTTCAGGGTCTGGTTGCGTCGCAACCGGACAAATAGTGTTTTTTATATCTGTAGTATTCTCTGTTGTATTCTCTGTAAGAACATCAGTGCATTTTGACCTGATGACAGCGGTTCGTTTTGACCCGATGGAGCGTGTCACTGTGACCTCTTCCATCGGTTCATTTTGACCTGATGGACGAGTGCATTTTGAACTCTTCGATTTGGTCACTTTAACCTCATCTAAAAGCTCACTTTCGTAGTTGATCGTGTAGTAGTTCGTCATGTCGCGCTGAGACTTATTCAGTTGCTCAATTTTGAGCACGCCAAGCGCTTTAAGACGAGTGAAGGTGCGCTTCAGAGTGGACTCAGACCAGAACGGGAACTGCTCCAGCCATTGCTCATTCGTGTTGTAAATCCAGCGCACGCCGTCACGCTCCAGTCCGGAGGAGGTTTCTTTCAGCCAGTAGTTCACCTGCTGCAACGCAATCGCCTCATTTAGGCCAATGCTGTACGCAAGGTCAGGGTTTATCACTATCGGCCGGGATGGCATCAACAGGCTCATGGTCGTCCTTTAACTCTGTAAATTTGCGCTGGAATTGCTCAAGAGGGCTGAAGCACTCATGATCGTACCCTTCGCGAAGGTATATAACGCGTCGAGTCTCTGGCTCCCATCTGATAACCCGCACGGGGATACCTCGGTGGTCTCTGAATTGCCGGTTAACTTCAGCCATTCCTCGCGCCCCTTCTCGTTCATCTGAGCAAATGTCCCTACCACACCTGCACATGCCTGGTAGTTGTGGCTCCCGTCCTCTCCACGTACTATTTCGACATAGCCGAAGTGAGAGTCTTTACCCACCAGCGGAAGGCATCGGAATTGCTTAGCTGGTCTCATTCGGTTTAAACTGTTCATGCGTTTAGTTTCTCCACTGATACGACACGCCACGACGCCCGGAGCTGCACACTCGCGGGCGTCACTTCTTTTGACTTTTCTTACGGCTGAACAAAGCGACAATCGCGCGGATTTCTTCTTCTCGTGCTGCCAGATGGCGGCGGTGATGCTGCTCAATCTCTTCAGCTTCATGCTTCTCAATAACCCCATCTTCCAGAGCTTCCTGAATAATCTGATCAACCTGACCCCGAGCAGCTGCGGTTCTCATTGCTCTGGTAAACAAGTCCACACGATCCAGGTCTTCCAGTTGCGGAACGTCCACCAGCAAAGCGCCGCGACGCTTGGCGAAGTAATCAGCCAGGAGAGATGTATTTGAAATATCTTCCATCGCTTCCAATTCATTCACTTCAAAGAACCGGCAGCCATTTTTCTCGTACAGGTTGTTGTTGAACTCAGTAACGGACATGCCAATTGCACCAGCCATCGCCTCACGGCCTCCTGGATACGCTTTGCACATAGCCTTAACTACTTCTTTCAAACTTGGCTCTACCATGTTGTTTTTCCTTTGGTAGTTATTTATCAACTGAAGGTGGTTTAAGGTTTAGGAACAGCATCGGGGCTATCAATTTTGGCTTTGCTCGGGAAAGAACGAATCTCTTCGGCTTCAATCTTCCCGTTCTCACTAACCAAAATATTTACCCTTCGCTTATGCTTCAGAGCCTTGCTAATTGCACTCTGATAAATCCCCAATGCCTCAGCTGTTTTTGCCTGGCCATTAGCCAGAACATAATCAGAGAGCGGAATAATCTTCATCTGTTGTCCTCATGGTTTGCACATAAGGAGTATCACTGTTAGTGATAAATATGTCAACACTAGCGGTGATTGGTGATTATGCCTTGCGGTGATAAATTATGTGTATGAAAAAGAAACCATTGACCACAGAACAACTGGCAGATGCCAGCAGACTAAAAGCTATTTTTGAGGCTAAGAAGAAAACACTGGGCCTCTCTCAGGAAACTTTGGCCGAGCAAATGGGGATGGGTCAGAGCGGCGTGGCTCAGCTGCTGAATGGAACAAATGCCATCAATGCAACACACGCCGCGCAGTTCGCCAAAATTTTGGGGGTCAAAGTTGATGACTTTAGCCCTTCTCTTGCGACTGAGATCGCCGAGATGTTTGAAGCAATCGCAAATGGAAGAAACCACTCATCCGTTTACGAGTATCCGCTTTTAACTGAGGTGCAGGCTGGCTCCTTCAGTCCTGTTAGTTCCTACACAGAGAGAGACGCGAAGGATTGGGTTTCTACTACTGTGAAAGCTAGCGATTCAGCTTTCTGGCTGGAAGTATCTGGTCATTCAATGACAGCTCCACCGGGCGTAAAACCGAGTTTCCCAGAAGGAATGCTGATTCTTATTGACCCTGAGCAGGATGTTGAGGCTGGCGATTTTTGCGTAGCAGGAATCTTTAATGATTCAGAAGTTACTTTTAAACGATTTGTCAGGGAAGATGGCAAGCCCTGGCTTGAGCCACTTAACCCTAGCCCTCGATATCAAGCCATTGAATGTAGTGAAAATTGCCGAATAATAGGAAAAGTAGTAAAGGCCCAATGGCCTGAAAACATCTTCGAATAAGGAGCCAATCGGCTCCTTTTTTTTGCATCTTTTTTCACCTTAATTATCATCAAGTTAGCACTAACGGTTATATTTTTATCACTATAGGTGTTGACCAATTAATCACTAATGGTGATACTCATTATACGCCGGGGTGATGATGTTTAAGACCATCGGTAGATTAGAAGTTCGGCATATGGCACATGTGTCGCAGCGGTCCGGTGGATTCCTTGTTGGCAGTACCTCCACCGGGTAGCCGGAATGTGCAAGCCAATTATGTACTACAGTCTGAGACGCTTCACCAGCGTGGCGATCCGGTGTGACACCTCGGAAGAGACGAGGATGCAACGATGAGAGCGCTATCTGTGAATAAGCACACCAGGCCAACGCCACGTGATGCCCAACCGATAGCTGTTTAGAAGCATCATTTAGTGCTCTCAACGTTGTGGATGTAGCTCAATTGGATAGAGCGCCTCTTGTGTGAGGAGTTGAGCACTACTTAAGGATCATAACCTGGAGTATCTCATGCGGCTGGCCAGACGTTATCTGGGTTCGAGTCCCAGCGCCACAACCCAATCACGTAGGACCGTGGTAAACCCGTAGTACCTGTAACAACGATGCTGTGTGTAGTTTTGGCGGTGGCAGTGATTTGATTATTTTCCTTGCTGGCCACCGCACTTTTTTCACAACTGAAAGCGCGTTCTGCATTTTTTACTGAGAGGCCTCAGTCGTTAAATCAACTCAGGGGAACGCGCTCTCAATTGTGGAGAAGCTAACCGGCGATGGCAGTCGCCCGTTTCACTAAGTGCCCTGGTTGGGTGCTTACTAAAACGAAAACCACTTTTTTCTGTCGCCATCTGGCGAGGGATTCGTGCAACCAAAATTCAGCGTCGTGCAGGACGCATATAACACGGAGAAACTATCCATGACGAACACACAGAACGTCACCGAGTTACAACCGCGTATGACCCGCGAGCAACTTATCGATGCTGCTCGTACCGCTGCTAACTACCTGCCTATTGCATCAGCTCAACTGATGAACGAACTGGCTAACCGTCTGGACTACACCAGCGTCGCGCTCTGTGAAGCAATGGCGCAGCGTAAAACTCTGACTGAGCAAAACGCTACCCTGCGTGAAGATGTCGCCAGTTGGGCCAAAGAATGTGACCGTCTCGAAGAACGTCGCACAAAGACACCAACGAACGTTCACTCACTTGAAGCACAACGCGAATTGCGAGAACTGCACCCTGTTGTCTTTTCCATGAATAACGAGGCTGCGCTCTAATGGCTAACTCATTTAAGCAGATGACCAAGTCTGGTCTGATTAAACGCACCGATACCGGGATGTTTATCAGCCTGGACGATATCCACGTTCGTGAAGGTTTCAATAAGCGCCATGACGATGATGAGCGTACCCGCCTGGCCGACGATGACCTGTTCCAGTACCTGATGAACGGCGGTGCAGTTCCCCCTCTGGAAGTTATCGCACGCGATGAAGGTGGTGTATGGGTTGTTGAAGGCCACCGCCGCCGTCGCTGCTTTGCTCGCTGTGCTGAAGCTGGTAAGCCAGTAGACCGCATTCACATCATGCCTTTCAACGGTAACGATGTGCAGCGTCTGGCGCGCATCATGACCAGTAATAACCAGCTCCCCCTTTCAGACATGGAACAGGCAGCAGTCATTCAGGAGCTGCACAACGCGTTCAACCAGACCACCAGCGAGATAGCAAAGCTGGTCAATAAGTCAGTGGCCACCGTCGAGAAGTTGCTAACCCTCAGCACAGCGAATCACGACGTGCAGCAGGAAGTTAAATCTGGTGCTGTCTCTGTTGACGTTGCTGTTGACCGCGTTCGTGAGTATGGCGAACAGGCTGGCCAGGTTCTCCAGCACGATAAAGCAGTTGCCGCTGCGCAGGGGAAAGCAAAAGTTACCCGTAGCTCTATCGCGCCGGAACTGAGCATCAAGAGCGCGCGCCGGTTCGTCGAGCTAATGGCTCAGGCAGCGATCAGTGAAGAAGGTGTTTTCACTCTTGAAGGTGCTGCGCTTGCTGAAGCTCTGGCGATTATCGACGAGCACAAGGCTATTGCTGAAGCGCGTGAAGCGTATCGGTTGTCACAGCCAGTCCCAACAACAGAAATTCGCGGACGAACGCTGTATGTGATGCTCAATGGTAATGACATTGGTCGGGCCTCACTCTACCGCGGCAAAACCGTTTGGCTGGACATGGGTGACAAAACCATTGTCGCCAGCCAATCAAAGGCAGTGGCCTACTTTGTTAAACAACACAAAATTCAGCAGGAAAATCATCATGACAACAACCAATAAACCAATGACCGGCGAACAGTTGGATGAACTGATGACTGTGGCCGTCAACATGCAGCGCACAAGTGAAGAGATTAAAGATCGTGGTGCTGCGATGTTCGCCTATGCAGTACAGGTAGCTGTTATGGAAGTGCGTGATACCCGTTCAAAGCTTGCTGATTCTCAGCGTGAGTTTCGCGCTGCTGATGCGACTATCGAGAATCTGCAGATGCAGGTTGAGAAGCTGGCTGCGGAGTGTGCGTATCTGCTCAATGGAGCTGCACGCGAGCTTAACACCTCATGGATGTTCCATAAGACCATGCTTGGCGCTCAGGCTGCATTGGTCTGTATTTCTCGGGGAGATATCAAAGCGGCACGCGATTGGCTGGAAGGTACAACAGACGAAGCTGGTGCTGATATTCCTGACGAAATCACCGTGGCAGAACTTCAGCCGTGGTTTGACAGCCAGATGGTTAGTAACGACGGCAAGAGCGGATTCCTGACGCGGGAAGAGGCAGAGGACGCTATCAAGTCGAGAATCCCGGCGACCGAAGCTGTTATGGCTGAAGCCCAGGCTAAGGGTGTGGAGATGTTTGCTGCCAGCCTGAAGGTGGCTGGCGGTCATGAGCATCCATATTCAGCAGTAGCTAACGAGTTCGCCGCCCAACTTCGCCAGGGAGGTGCAGCATGAGCAGGGAAGCAAACAAAAAAGCGCGTATCGAGAAGAAGATTTCGAAGATCGCAAAAGAGCTGCTGCTGGCACTTTACCCCAGCCTTCGTGGCAATGATTTCACAGTTGAGGAGGATAGCTTCAAATCATATCGCGGCACCGTATGGCACGAGCAGCACGTCGTATGGTTCGGACCAGACTACTACGGCGAAAGTGATTACATGGATTGTGAGTGGCTTCTCTACTCGTGGTTGATTGACAACACAACTGACTGGGAAGGCATCTGCAAAGCCCATGATGCCGCAGGCTGGGGTTCTGATGTTGAGATTGACGAGTCGCCATTCTATTCGCCGTGGCGGGGAGCGTCTCGCGCGGAAATAATCAGTCACTGCCGCGATTTGGTTCGCGCTGGCGTCACTCTGGAAAGGATGCGCTGATATGAGCATGACAACGAATAAGCAGGCACTGCCTGAACTGCGCGAGATATTCGAGCGTTGGTGGGAGTTGAATTATCACAACGGAAACCCGCCGCGCTTTGGATGGGAATCCTGGCGCGATGGTGATGGCTATAAAGTTGACGATGATGAATCCGAGCTGGATGGCATGTGGGAAGCATGGCAAGCGGCTCACAGCGAGAAGCTGGAAGCCGCAGAGCGGCGGAATGCTGAATTGCACGATCTTCTATTCACAGAAGTTAGCTCATGGACGCAGCGGTATGACTGCGCAAATAGCCGCAGGGAAGCCGCAGAGAAGCGGATTGCTGAGCTGGAGGCGCGGGAGGTGACGCTTCCAGCGCCGTATCCTAAAGGTTACGGAATGGCTGCTGATAAATATAACTTTGCACTTGAAGAGTGTTCCGACGCCATTCGCGCGGCTGGCATCAGCATCACCACCAAAGGAGATTGATATGACCACATTCACCAAAGAACAGCTTATCGCTTCTGCGCACGCGCGCATTGAGTTTGCAGAGATGATGCTAGCCGGAGAGTTAGAACCACTCAAAGAGCGCACCTGGTCGATAGAGCTTGAGCTGGCGCGTATCGCGCTGGCATCGCTCGAAGCTGAGCCAGTGATTACCGTCTGAGATGGTGGTGATGCGCTTGCATACCGCCGTCTTAATCAACAATTCGCGCCAGGTACAAAGCTATTCACCGCCCCGCCAGCGCCGGTAGTGCCTCCTGAGATTAATTATACTGCTGCGTTTAAACGACTCGGCACGCTCCCTGAGGCTAGCGATATGGCCGACGCCGTGATGCACACATGGAACGCCTGCCGCGCCGCCATGTTTCAGGGTGCCGAACCTGTAACGACGGCTTACAAGTTGCCTAAAGGCTTGGTGGCTGTGCCGGTTGAGCCGACGGTAGCCATGCGTAAAGCATTTCACAAAGCTAATGATGAAAGTGAGCAGTACGTTAGCCCCGACCATCAGTGGGCGGCCATGCTCGCAGCTGCACCGCAGCAGGAGGATAAGAATGGCTAACCTGCAACTGGCAGTGAACGGTGAATACTTCGACCAGATGAAGCGCGGCGAGAAAACCGAAGAGTATCGGCTGGTTAATCCTTACTGGTGTCGCAGGCTCTCGCATGGCCACAACCAAAAACTTCCACGCCGCTTCGACCGCTTGATTATCACCCGCGGTTATCCAAAGCGCGACGACGCGAGCAAGCGTATCGACGTTCCGTACAGTGGCTACGAAGTGAAGGTGATAACGCATCCTCACTTTGGGCCTGACCCGGTGAAAGTGTTCGCTATCAAGGTGAATATCGATGCCTAACCCATTCGACGCAATCATGTTCGTGCTGCTGGCGATCGGTGCGCTTCAGCAAATGGGATGGCTGCCATGGTGAGCAAACTCAAACAGCGGCGTACGCGCCGCCTTAAAGCCGATGTTGCATGGTGGATGGCCGAAGCGCACGACTGGAAAGAAATCGCTCTGGAGCATGCAGTGGAGATCGAACGTCTGCGCGCTCTGGTAATTCGGGTGCCTATGCCGGTGTTGGTACCTAAGGAGATGGTCCACCAGCTTTATCACACTGAAACAAAAAGATGTCGTACCTGCAATGATGGTCTTCGTGGTGGATGTTCATCTTGCATATTCAATAAACAGTAGCCGGGTGCAGCCGGAAAAGTGGAGAAACCTATGTCACGCATGATGTCTTTAATTGACTGGGCTAAGGATGAGTTCGGGGACCAAGCCCCAAGTGAGCGAGTACTCAAAAAATATGCCAAAGGAAAAATGATCGCCCCACCAGCTGTTAAGGTTGGACGAAACTGGATGGTTGATCGTGAGGCTCGTTACGTTGGCATTATTGCCGCCCCTGCTCTCCCTGCGAATTCTAACCCCAGATTAAAACGGATAATTTCTGATGGCTGCTAGACCACGCTCTCACAAGATCTCAATTCCTAACCTTTACTGCAAACTAGATAAGCGGACAGGTAAAGTTTACTGGCAATACAAACACCCGATCTCAGGCCGTTTTCATAGTCTTGGAACAGATGAAGCAGAAGCGAAGCAAGTTGCGACGGAAGCGAACACAATTA